ACTGACATATTTGAGATTAACTATGCACAGTCAGCAGATGTGTTGTACCTTGCACATAAAGACCATGAACCTGCAAAACTAACAAGAACTACAGCTACTAGTTTTACTTTGACAGACATAGACTTTGTTGATGGTCCTTGGTTAGACGAAAACATAACAAGCACAACATTATATGCTTCAGCAGATACAGGTTCTGTGACGCTTACAGCTTCTGCTAGTTTGTTTACCAGTGATGATGTAGGAAGATTAGTAAGGTTTCGTGAGATATTAGAGATACACCATGATGAATGGGCAGCGTCTACAAGTTATGCAGATGGTGTTACTGTTCGTTATAATGGTCATGTTTATGAGCAAGTGACAGGTAGCACTCAAACATCAGGAAATACACCACCTGTTCATTTAGAAGGAACTGAAACATATGGTAATCTTGATTGGGAATACAAGCATGATGGCACTGGGTACTTAGAGATTACTGCATTTACAAGTGCAACAGTTGTAACAGCTACTGTTAAAAATGCTACAGGTGTTTTGCCAGATCACATTGTTGGCTCAGCTAATGCTACTAAGTTATGGTCATTAGGAGCATTTGGTGGGGATCAGGGTTATCCTAGATCTATAGCGTTTTATGAGGAAAGATTGTATTTCGCTGGTACTGAGGGTCAGCCACAGACAATATTTGGTAGTGTATCTGCTGATTTTGAGAACCATACACCTGGTACAAATGATGATGATGCGATAAATGTTACTATAGCATCAGACCAAGTTAACGTGATAAAGCATTTACTACCAGCTAGATTTTTGCAGTTATTGACTACAAGTGCTGAGTTTACCTTATCAGGTGGTGCAGGATCAGAGCCAGTAACGCCTACAAACGTAAACGTATTACGAGAAACAACCTTTGGTACAGGAACTGTAAGACCATTAAGAGCAGGTAACAGTACAATACTTATACAAAAAGGTGGTGCGAAGGTAAAAGAAATAACCTTTGATTTAGACACAGATGGATTGCTGGGTGTTGATTTGACTGTATTGGCAGATCATTTAGCTAGAGGTGGCTTGACTGACATGGTGTGGCAGCAAGAGCCTGAGTTATTACTATGGTTTGTTCATGCTGATGGAAGGCTGATCGGTCTTACATATGATAGAGCAAACGCTACAGTGGGTTGGCATGAACATAGTTTAGGTGGTAGTGGTATAGTAGAAAGTATCACAGCGATACCTAGTGGTGCAGAAGACCAGGTTTATCTAAGTGTAAAGAGGACAATAGATGGATCAACTGTTCGACACATTGTATATCTTAAGTCATTATATTTTAATGATGATGTTGCAGATGCTTTCTTTGTAGATAGTGGGTTAACATATGATGGTGGAGCTACAACGACCATCACAAGCCTAAATCATCTTGAGGGTGAAACAGTAACCATTTTAGCAGATGGTGCTGCACACGCTGATAAAACAGTCAGTAATGGCACAATTACATTAGACAGGAGTGCATCTAAGGTTCATGTTGGCTATGGTTACACATCATTGCTAGAAACATTGCGTATGGAAGCAGGTGCAGAAGATGGTATTGCACAAGGCAAGATAAAAAGAATACATGGTGTTACAGCTAGATTCTTTCAGACTGTTGGTGCAGAGCTAGGTCCTGATACGAGTAACCTTGACAGATTACCATTTAGAGATAGTAGTATGGCTATGGATGAAGCTGTACCTTTATTTACTGGTGATAAAGAAATATCTTTTCCATCAGGCTATGACAATGATGCAAAGATTGTTATAAGGCAAACACAGCCATTGCCAATGACAATATTAGCGATTATGAGAAGGTCTAATACGTTTGATGCTTAAGTTTAAGAAATTTGAAAAAGAAGACTTGAATAATATAGAAACAAATTTTCATTTTCCAGAAAGCTCAAAAGCAGCTATGATGGAAGAAAGTTGTTTAAGTGCGTACACAGCAATGCAGGAAAGTAGAGTGTTTATGATTGGTGGTGTATACGGATTGTGGGAAAATGTAGGTGAAGCATGGTTTATGATGTCTAAGTATGCCTACGATATGCCGATATCAGCAGCTAAGTATTCCAGTTTACTGTTAGATCATGTGGAAGAAGAGAATGATCTACAACGTATCCAAGCAAGTGTTCATGCAGATGACAAGCAAGCCATAAGATATGTTGAGTGGTTGGGTTTTGAGAATGAAGGTTTAATGAAGAAGTTTGGTCCTGATGGATCAGATTATTATCGTTTTGCGAGGGTGATGTAATGTCAATATCAGCAGTCCTTGGATATAAAGGAAATATGGCTTCAGCAAAGGCTGCAAGGCAAATGGGTGAATATAATGCTGTAGTTGCCGAAAATGAAAGAGTTTTAGTTCAGCGTGCAACAAGACAAAAAGAAAAAAACTTAAGAAAACAATCAGAAAGACTTGTTGGTATGCAGCGTGTTGCTACAGCAAAGTCTGGAATACAAATGTCAGGAAGTGCTTTGCAAGCATTGGCAGACACATATTTTAACACAGAGATGGATGCAATTAATATTCGTTATGCTGGATCAATAGAGGAAGCATCAAAGATAAATGAAGCAGCTATGGCAAGGGCAAGTGCTAGTGCTAGATCACAGCAATATAAAACTGCTGCATATCAAACTTTATTATCGGCTGCAGAAGATGCTGCTGCAGGTGGCATGGGTGGATTTGGTGGTGGATCAGGGCAAACAGGTTTAGGCAAAAAAAGTTATATAACATAATTTTAATGTAGGTGATTAGATGAAAATACCATTATATAACAAAGGGATAGGAGGTACAGGTGTAACTACGGCAGGTACTCTTGGACCTAGAGCTACATCCGGTGCATTTACTGGCGTTGGTCAGAGTCTTGCAGCGTTTGGAAAAGAAGCAGACAGAATAGCTACAGATTTTTTTGATGCAGAAGCACAATCAGTTGCAGATGATGCGACAACAAAAGCCAGTTTAGAGTATAAAGAAAAAATTGCTGAATTTAATAGGACTAATGGAAGTCTAAGTGTTGCTGATTATGACAAAAAATTTGAACAATTTAGAAATATAGAATTAAACATTGCTAGAAGCAAATACAAACTTAGAAAAGATTTTCAACAAAAGTTTGACAACAGCCTTGAGGTTATTGCTGCAAATGGGAAGCAAATTGGCAGACAAGAAACTCACAGAAAAGGCACATCAATTAGAGCACAAAACTCACAAAGCTCAATGAGTACATTGATAGACGAATTAATAACAACTAAAGATGAAAATGTAAAAAATAGAATACTTAGGGATATGGACTCTAGGGTTAAAACGGATTTGGCTAATGGATATACACCATATGTAAAATATAAAACATTAGAAGATGCTAAAAAGGAAGCTGACAAACGTGGTCTATTAATAGACATAAATGATGAAGATAAAACCATTGACGATTTGATGGCAATGAAAAAAGAAGTTCTTGATCCTACTAATCGAAAGTATACAGGATATAGTGCCGGTGAAAGGGAGACTTTTAATTCAAAGATACAAGATAGGATAAATTATCTAAGAACAGGTGTGACTGCTAATTTAGAACAATCATATTTAGACACAAAGTCATCAATAATGAAGGACCCTGATAACGCAGACACTTACATAGACACTTTAGAAAAAAGTTATTTAAAGTTAGGTGTTGAAGGCGAAAGACTATTTGCTTCCAAAAAGTTTGAGTTAGTTGTGCAAAAAGGCATAACACAAAGAACTAAGCCGTATGAGTTAGAGTCAAATTCTAGTATGCAAGCAGCGATATTAGAGCAAGAAACTAAGTGGAAAGCGTCTAAACCAGAAGATGCTGCTGAAGAGCTTGCGATATTACAGGGAATGAAAAAAACTTTTGCAGAAAATATTGAAGCTAGAAAAGGAGATGTTGTAGATTATATAAGAGCTAAACAAGGAGCAGACTTAAGTACAAGTGATTTATTGGCAACACAAAGAAGGATGGGTATACCTGAAAATCAATTAAAAGTTAAAACAGGTAACGAAATTACAAAAATATTCAATGAATATAATTCAATGGAAGCATCAGAAGCGTCTGCATTTTTAAAAAGTGTTGTTGAGAATGATCCAAATAAAACAATTTTAGTAAGACAAATGATGCAAGGTGGTCAATTTGGAGCACATGAAAATTTAACAATGATAGATCCTTTATCTAGTTTAAATAATACTTTTATAGCTGCAAAAAAAGGTGATGAGTTAATTAAAGCAAACACAACACAACAGGAAAGAAGTGACATGAATCAACTTGTTGCCGAAGAGTTTGCTGATTTTAGGAAAAGTCATATTGGTGCTGAAATAACTGGAAGCGTACTATCAAGGGGTGGTAGGAGTGGCTCCATTGATAAAGTTCAAATGGCTATAGCAAAAACGGCACATTATATAAAAGCATCAGATCCAAGTTTGACAACCAGTGATGCAGTAGATGCAGCTTTAAAAATTATTAATAATAGCTATGACATAAGAAGCATAAATGGTGGCACTTATAGAATGAAGAATGACATTGTTGCACCAAACGATCAAGCAGTTGTGCATGATTCATTAAAAAGAATAATTACTAACAGAGATGCTTTAAGAAACAAAATACAAGTTCCAGAAGGTAAAACTTTTGATACTTATATTAATCAGGCTGGTAGGCAATTAAGATGGCAAACAAATGAAGGAGAAGATGGGGTCTTTTTAGTAAATGGAGGTGCTGCCGATTCTTTTGTTCTTGATAAGAAGGGTAATCGTATTGAATATAAATTTTCTGATTTAGCTGCACAAGTAAATAAAACAAAAGCAGAAAAAGAAGAAGAAATTGTAATACAAACAAGAACAAGATTAGAAAAAAGACAAAGAGAATTACAATTAAGAAACACAAGAACTGAGTAAAATGACAGGCATTTATTTACCAGAAGCACAAGATGATAAATTAGCAAGAGATCAGTTTCTCAACTATAGCGTTTCTGATAATTTAGATGTTTTGGGTGCAACACTAGAAGAAACATTTTACTATAATCCATTTGTTGCTTTGAGTAGGCAGATGGTTTTAAAGCATCAACAAAAAATTGGTAACAAGTTAGGCAAAGATGAGTGGGCATCTAGTGATTATTATAGGGATGGTTTGGTATATCCTGAAGATGGCTTAACTGAAGGTGCAGCTAAAGCCATTGCACAAAGTTACGACCAAAGACAAGAGAGAAAAGAAATATTCTCTCGTGCAGAAGGTGGCGTAGGTATGGGCATTGCAAGGTTTGGTGTTTCTTTAGTTGGAAGTATGCTAGATCCATTGAATATAGCTTCTGCTTTTGTTCCTGGTGCAGCCATAAGATCATTTGTTAATGCAAGGCGAGCTATAAAAGCAGGTGATAAAATAAATAAAACAAGGCTAATGCAGCAAAGTTTGTTTAAGTCAGGTGAGACAGGAAAAAGAATAGCTTATGGTGGCGTTGAAGGTATGGCAGGTGCTGCTTTAGTAGAACCTTTAATATTAAGCACAGCAGAAGCAGAGCAGGATAAAGATTACACAATATTAGATAGTTTCCTTAATGTTACTATTGGTGGTGTTTTAGGTGGTGGCTTGCACGCTGTTGGTGGCAAAATATCGGACAAAATGCTGCAAGCAAAACGTGAGACTGTTGAAGGTGTTCTAAACGCATCTATAGCACAAAAAAATTCAGGCAGACGAGTAGAAGTAAATGCTCTGCTAAACGCTGATGGTAACCTAAAACAAAGACAATTTGATCCACTATTTGATGAGCCTAAAATAGTAAATTTTGCTGACGAAAAATCTGTTGTAAGAACATTAGATGATATAGATAATGAATTTAAATTAGATATTAAAACAAAAGGCGTAAAACTTCCTGAAATAATAAATCCAAAAATAAAAGCACCAAAAAGGTTTTCTACTTGGTTAAGGGAAAGAAAGATAGATCCTAAAGACAGAATGATTGGTGAATTTGATGAAAGAATTAGGGGAGGTGCATCACTATACAAAAAAGAAGGTGCTCAAAGCATTGATGTTTTAGCAAGTGATGCAACGGAAGCTGGTTATTTTTACAGCAAGCCAACAGAAGGTGAGTTTATAGAAGCGTTAGAAGAAGATATTTTAGGTAACAAAAGATACAGTGAGCTTGATGAAATAGAACTTAGAACATATCGACAGGCAGTAGAACTAAGAAGATACGCAGATGAAAATGGTATTAATTACAGGGGTGTCAGTGATGAAGATTTCATGGCACAGATAAGACAAGACCAGCAATTTAATGCGTATTATGAAGAAATGATGGGTAGAACAGAAGTAGAGGATGGTATATCCACAGAAGACTTTAACGCAGCTTCGGAAGAACAAAGGTCTATTCAAAATCAATATGATGAATTTATTGATCGTGAAGGATTTGCTTTTTTTGAAGAGCCACCACAACCAATTCGTGACTTAGATTTAAAAGAATTAGATGTAGAGCAGACACAGCTGTTAAATGAAGTTGAGCATTTACAAAAGTCTAATTTAATAACTGACTCAGATGCAGAAGAAATAAGAATAGCAAATCAAGATGTTGAGCGTGCAGAAACATCTTTTAGCAGTGCAGCTGAAGCAGCTGCAAGATGTATAGTAAGGTAGTATAATGGCAAGAAAATGTTTAAATGAAGTGCTTGAAGCTGCAAAAGCAACTGGATTAGAAATTACAAACAAAGAAGCTAATACTATTTTAGACAATTTAGAGAGTTTGGCTAAAAGAAAAAACAAAAATATAAACAGTCAATCTGATTTAGATATGCTTCTTAAAGAAGCTATAGATATGACTAGATCAGCAAAAATAATTGCAGCTAGAAGACGTAATAACGCATTAAGAAATGCCACAATACACGCAAAACTAATACAAAAAATTAGAACATCAGAAAATCCATACGAAACATTAAGGTCAATATTAGTTGGCAGTGCAAAAAGACACGATATGTTGAGTGTAGATGCACAAACAAGAACTGTTATAGCTGATTTGCAACAGCGTTTGCTTGCTGGTTTTGAAAAAGAAGGATTGACAGAAGCTGTTAAAAAGGGTGCTTTGGATCAACAAATTTATCTAGCTTTACATCCACAAAAGGGTATTGATGCTAAACTGTCACCAGAAGCAATAAAAGCTGCTGAGATAATTAAACGTGTTCAGGACTATGCGTTAGGTAGAAAAAACAGAGGTGGTGCATATATAGCTGAATTAGAAAATTATATTACTAGACAAGCACATGATGCAAAATTAATGGCTGATGCTGGTTTTGATAAATGGCTAGATGATATAACACCTTTATTAGATGAGACAACTTTTAAAGATGTGCCTTTAAGGAAAGATGGCAAGGATGAAAAAGTAGAGTTTTTACGAGATGTTTATGAAAGTCTTGTTTCTGGAATACATAAAAGGAGTGATGGTGAATATACCATAGATGGGAAAAAAGATCCTATAACAGCTTTTAGAGGTCAAGCAAATTTAGCTAAAAGCCTTAGTCAGTCAAGAGTTTTACATTTTAGAGATGGTGAAGCTGCATTTAAATATTCGCAAAATTATAATAGACGCAATCTTTTTGAGACTTTGATTGATGGATTTACACATGATGGAAGATCTATTGCTTTAATGGAAAACCTAGGCACAAATCCTAGAATGATGGTTGAAAGAATTTTAGAAGACATTTCATTACAAGCGAAAAAAGATCCAAAGTTAGCAAGGAAAATATCAGGTCAATCAAAAGCTGTTATGAGAGAATTTGCACAATTAGATAATTCTCTTAATGCTGTTGGTATAAGCGAAGGTAAATTTTTTGGAGCAGACTTTGCAAGCGTGGCTTCAGGTTACAGAATGATACAAGAGATGGCATTATTGGGTTCTGCTACAGTATCTTCTATTACTGACGTTGCATCAAAAGCAGCTTTTCTAGCATCTAACACAGAACGTGGTTTTTTTAACAATCTAGGTAGAGCAATGGGTGATGTTTTCGAAGGTGTTAAAGGACCTGAAAGAAAAGAACTTGCAATAAGATTGTTAGTTGGTGCAGAAGGAATGACCGGAAATGTTCTTTCAAGGCATGGTCCTGAAGATTTTGGACCAGGTTTTATATCAAAGATGCACGCTTTGTTTTTTAAACTTAATGGTATGCGTTACTGGAATCATGCACAAAAAGTTGGTGTAGCAAGAATATTAGCCTTTGATGGTGCTGCTTCTGTAAAGAAAGCATGGAATAACGTGGATGGGCAATTTAAAAGTTTGCTTGCTAGGTATGATATAGGAGAAGCAGAGGTAAAGTTATTCCGTAATGTTGATATGAAAGCTAAAGATGGTAGGGAATATCTTTTTCCTGACTTGGCTGATGATATATCAAATGACGTACTTGATCCATATATTCGTCAAAAAACTGGCACTTTAGACATTACAGATAATATAAGAGCAAAAGTAAGAGATGAGTTAAGGACAAAAATAGGTTCAGTATATACTGATGGTGCAGATACTGCTATTCCTACACCTGGTGCAAAAGAAAGAGCTATTATGAATCTAGGTTTGCCCAAAGGCACAGTTGCTGGTGAAGCTATAAGAATGATTATGATGCTTAAAGGCTTCCCAATTACAATGATTACAAAAGGATTAACAAGGCAATATTACACTAGTGGCTTTGCAGGAACTATGAAGATGATTACTGGTATGAGTGCTATGGGATATGTAGCAATGTCAGCCAAAGATATATTAAAAGGTAAAGAGCCAAAAAGTGTTTTTAGTGATGATTATATGAAATCAGCGAAGGTGATAAGTGCTTCTATGATACAGGGTGGTGGCATGGGTATATTTGGTGATTTTATGTTTGGTGAATTTAATAGATATGGTCAGTCATTTACAAAAACAGTAGCTGGTCCTGCTTTTGGTTCAGCAGATGATGTTGCTTCAATGTTTGCAAAAGTAATTAGAGGTGATGATGTAGCAAAAGATGCAGTAAAATTTGCTATAAGAAACACACCATACGCTAATTTGTTTTATACTAGAGCAGCAGCAGATTACATGGTTCTTCATGGATTAATGGAATACATGGATCCAGGATATTTAAGAAGAACTGAAAAAAGGTTAAAGAAGGATTACGACCAAGAGTATTACTTTCCACCATCAAGGTCGGCAGTTAGGTTTTAATTTGATTAATTTACAAAAAAATATTATAACGTAAAAATGAGGTAGTTATGACAGTTAGTAGCACAACCACAAAAAACAGTTACAGTGGAGACGGAAGTACCACTACGTTTGCCTACGCTTTCAAGATATTCGCTGATGCAGACCTTACAGTCATACTTAGATCGGCTGCTGGTACTGAAACAGTCCAAACTTTGACAACAAATTACTCGGTAACAAATGCAGGTAATGCTAGTGGTGGCAATGTTGTGTTTGTAACTGCACCTGCTAGTGGCGTTACAGTCGTTATTAGACGTAACATGGCACAAACACAGTCTACAGACTA